GGATTGGCATGGAGAGTGGTGGAAAAGAAAAACCCCCAGAACCTAGTGGTGGTGGGGGTTTCGCTTTTGCTGAACACTCTGGCGGAGGTCAGCGGACTACCAGTTTCAAGCAGGTGCCAAATATTTGGCGGAGACGGAGGGATTCGTACTTCTAGTCTCTATGAGGCTTTCGGGAGGATTCCAAATTCGTTACCACCGCCGTTACCACTTGAGTGAGCCGGCGAATAAACCGTCCGAATCAACTCATCTACCACCGTGTCAATGTTGTCCTCATTGAACCACAACAGGTTTACATCTGCCAGAGAGCGGCATTGCTCAAACCAGTGCGTCTCTTCGCCCATCATAACACTGAGGCGCTTCGAGTAGGTATCCAAGACTTTCTCAGCCCCTTCTGGATTTCCGATGCCGCCCACGATGAAGTCCTGGATCATGCGCTCCAAGAATCGTTTGGCAATTACGCTGTACGGATTGTTCACAAAAACGGAGACGATTCGAATCCCCTTTTGCAATCCATATTCGCGAACTTGGCGAAGACCTTCAGGCTCAACAACGACGACAACAGGCTTGCTTTTCGCAAACACTCGTTCCACTTCGCAAGCACTGACGCCGTACAGGTTTCCATTAAATTCAACCTGCTCAATGTATGCACCTTCGGCTGCATTCTTTTTAAATGCTTCAGGCGACACGAAGTAATATGATTGCCCATCTACTTCGCCTTTTCGCATGGGTCGAGTGGTCGTGGAAATTACGTTCTCAAAGCCTGCTTGTTTTAGCCTTGCTTCAAGTGTTGATTTGCCAGAGCATGATGGGCCGGTGAGGGTTAGGATTGTTTTCATTCTGCAATCTCCTTGAATGTTGTGTAGTACGTGTTGATCTTCAAGGCGTTATTGCCGTTGTATATGATTGAACCTTGAGAGCCGAGATATGTATCCAAACTCCAACCTTCGCGTTGAAACATTTTGTCTGGGTCTTCTTTCAACAATTGGCGAATTTTTTCCTTGTTGTATGTCTCTATGCCTTTTGACTCCAGGTACTCCTTAGACAGCTCAAAAGTCACCGACTCCACAATTCGACGTTTACCTATCTTGTCAAGACTGCGGACAACCATGTTTGCCTCTACATTTGAAAGGCCAGTTAGTGCTTCTGCAAAACTAGCCAGAGGCACTTCAAGTTCGACAAATTCAATTCGACTTGCCTCATCTTGAATGGCTATTCTGATAAACGGGTTGTCGTCAGATCGAAAGCCGTATGGCCTGCTGATCGTTAGCTTTCCTTTAAGGGTTTGCTTGCTCATTTACTTTCTCCTTTGGCGTTAGCTTTTTGGTAATGAGCATCAGGAAAGCCGTCATTACAAAAATGGGGACTTCCTCCCCGTTCTTGTCGATGACTTGAACCAACCCACCTAACCCTGTTGGAGTTACTTTCTCTGTCCAGGGAAAGGTGTTTTGTAACGCCTTGAACTGCTCATCATTCACTTATGCTGCCTCCATCGCCGCTTCTTGCTGAGTGATGATTCGCGCTAAGTCATCGGCGACTGACTTGTCTTTGCGCTCCTCAACAAAGCGAGGCAGAAATAGTGAGTGAAGTGAATTACTTTCGGATGGGCGCATGATGCTGTTGGCGCGAACCGTGATGATCTTTCCACCGCCACTCCACTCGTCTCGCGCTTCGTGAATCTCCTTGCGCTTGCCGTCTGTGAATCCAGAGACCGACACTTGAAGTTCGCCGCATGAGGATTTGCAGATCATGGAACCGAAGGTGTCTGCGTTCTTGCCGTTACCAGCTTCAAAGCCGATAACCTCAAGCTCAACCTCAAACTCCAGCTTCAGCTTGACCTGCTCTTTACTTGTCCCATCACGCCAGATAGCGTGAGGGTTCTTGATGATCGTGCCTTCCTTACCTTGCTTGAGAAGGTCGCGGTAGTGACCATAGGCATCGCTCAGTGAGTGATAAATGCGTGTCTCGATCAAAGCCACAACTTCACCTTGCGTTGTCTTTAATTGACGGTTTAGCGAGGCCAAGCGTCTGATGTACGGCACTTCATACTTGCCCTTTGTAACTACCGCAGACAAGGGAATTTGGTCCCAAATGAGGAAGATGGGGCGCTCATTGGCTGCGAATGAACCGCCGCTCAAGATGCTGTTCAGAATGCCGTTACCAATCTCACGCGCACAAACCACGCCGTCACGCATCACTAACAGTTCGCCATGACTTTGAGTGTTGGGAGTTAAGCGGTCTGCAATCTCGATAGCCAGCTCTTCGAACGCCTCGATAGGGAATGGTGAACCTTGACGACTTGTAATTCGAACAATGCCGCCCTCTTCCAAATCGACGTTAGCAAACATACCATCCGCTTTCTCTTGCGAGAACACGCCGAGAGTCCAGTCAAACTCGTTGAGCTTGGCATCTTTGGGCAGTGTGCAGCGCATGTAAGGAAAGTCGGGGATGAGACCCTTCCAGACCTTGTTGCAGGTGGATTCGCTGAAGCCGGCGCGCATGTCTTTTGAAACGATGCGCCAAAGCAGCTCGGCCGATTCTTTGTTCAGCGCTGTCAACTCGCCACGAAGGTATTCGATAGCGTTGTTGCCAGTTACTTTGCGGCTGATTAAGTCGTCCAGGAGTTCGAACGTGCCTTCGTCAAACTCATTGTCGCAATGCTCACCAATCGTATCTGGACGCTTTGCAATGCCGTAGGTCTTGAACGGGTTGTAGGCGTACTCAAGCACCTTCTTGAGCATGTCGTCGTCCTTATGGGCCGACAGGTGTGCGATCTTGTCGTTCTTGCCAGACGTTTTGGCGACGTAATCAATTACGTCAAAGGCTTGGCTGGAGTTCATGCAGCGCTCTTTTCTTTCTCGTCAGCCAGCGTCTTGTCGATAGACTGATACAGGCCGTCGATATGAGGAACCAACTCCTCCGCTGCGGTCATGAACATGGCTTTAGCGTCTTCGGCTGTCTTGCCGCTTTCGTATGCGCCGGCAGCCACTAGTTGAATCAAGCAAGTCATACAGCCAGAAACAACGGCGGGAAACTCGATGCCGTCGTCTTGCAGCTTGTCGGCGGTAATACCGAATTGCTTGATGGCGTCCATGATCTGACCCTGCATGTACGCAGTGATGATTACAGGCTGTTCGTTTTGTTGGTCACTCATGACTTACTCCTTTGGGTGTGAATTTTTCATGTGCAGCTTGGCGATTTCCAAGAGGCTCATGCCAGGTTTTTGAACTACGGGTTCGGGTGTCTCGACAGGTTCGGGTGTCGCAGCTTGCGCTTGCGTTTCCTTGATTGCCGCATTGATTGCTGCGGCGTAACCATCTTCTTCATTAGAAGTTGATTGTATTGATTTCGCTGCTATTTTCGGTTGGGGAGTTGAAGCTGCCGTAGGCGATGTTGTCCCGTGCGCTGGCTTCTTCACAGGTGGGCGTTGTGCTGCGTAGGCTTCGCGTTGTGCTTGCGCTTGTTTGTCCAGTTCTTCAAGCATGAGCCTGCGATCAACGTAGTACATGGCTTTGCCAGCAAGCTGCTCTTGCTCACGCATCGGCATTGCGGGGCATGACTTACCCTTGATAGCGGTTTCACATACCGTATAGGCAGACAAGCTGCGGTCACGCTCGAATGCCGCGATCTTATTCAGACACACTGCGTAGCCTGCGCGAAAGCCAGCTTCTTTGCAGCCCACCGTGTAGGTGTTGGTTCCACTCATTGATTGCGCTGCGGGATAGATGGGTTGTCTCGCCAGTACCGCTTCGTTGATTGCATCACTCATACTTTCTCCTACCATGTGCCCCACTCAGGGCGTTCGATTAAAAACTGTTTTTGGGCCGCGACATTACTCAGCACTGACGTAAGTCTACTGCGCGCATTAAGGAGTTTGGTTGCTTCCTGCGAAGTCTCCAGCATCTTGAGTGCAGCTTTCCCAATTGCTTGGCTCTCTTCAGTGTTTTTCACTAGAGCCTCCGCGACTTCATCAATCCAGACGCTAGTTAGTTCTGTGCCCACGATCTTGTGAAACGTGGCTAATTGATCGGCGGTAAAGCTAATGGAAGGCATTACCAGCTACCCCACTCTTCGCCGCGCTCCGGTTCAGGTTCTGGCTCCTCGCTGATAATGTCCGCTTCTGTTACGTCATCTGCCGGTAGCAGAATTTCAAACAGACCTAGCGCCTCCCAAATTTCGTCAGTTGAGCCGTAGTGGTTCTGAATTGCGCGTCCTAGATCGCCGTTCTCTACCGACAGCTCAGATACGCCAAGACCATGCAGCCCATACGACGATGATGTAATGTTGTAGCCACGATTGACTTTGCTTGAGACTGTCCGATCTGCCACCTGCTGCGCTTTTCTCAGAACGGGAAAACCCTCAACGGACTTTTGTCCGACTGAACCATTTGCGCCCCACCGTTTAACCACAACATACTTGCCTTGTTCAGAGTTCCAAAACTCCACTAACTCGTAGAATTTTGTACCTCCCTCGTGAGCCAAGAATTTTGACTCGATATGAATTTTCATAGCTCTCCTCTCAAACTGATATTTCAATTCAAACTATAGAGTTCAAATCGCGGGGTAAACAGACTGGCTCACTTATTCCCCGCTGTATTGAATCTTTAGCCTGGCCGCAACGCTTGGGGAAATCGCTTGGGCCTTCCAGTAGGCTTGACGCACGACGCTTGCCGGCACTTCGTTCGGGTCTTTACCCTTCGGCAAAATGGCAACCTTGGCGATTAGTCCGATCTTCTTAATCTCCAGAGCTGCATCTACGGCGTCGCAGATTGCTCGGGACTCACCGTCCCACATCAGCGTAACCACCTTCAGCCCCTTTTCCTTGAGCTGTAAAAGTTTTGCCATCTGACTGACTTCGTCACCGGAAGACAGATGCTTGCCAAATGTGCCAACAGGAATGACATTGCGCAACGCCATCTCCTGATCGAACGCGATCTTGACTGCCGCCACGTCGAACACGCCCTCATTCAGCACGATGCTTTCTGCGCCAACTGCGTTGTGTCCGTTGTAGAGGTATGCGCCTGTCGAGGCGTAGCCAGGCGGGAAGAGGTACTTCTGTTTGGCTGTGCCGCTAATGTCGCGACCTTGGAAACTGACTAGCTTTCCTTCGAGGTCAAAGATGGGGATGATGACCCGACCCGAGTAGTCTTGGACGATCTTGTCGCCATCAACACCCAAGTAGGAAAACCCGCCGTTCTTGCAGAAGCGCAGGTGGAAGTAATCTGCGATCGCGCCAGTGATGCCACGATTGTCGAGATACTTGAGGTTGCGCCCTTGATGTGGCAGCGCGATGGATTCGGGTATTACCAACTCTGAAGCCATTTGTACTGGCGCAGATTTCTTGCGAGGTGGTTGCCAGCCAAATTCAGCCGCGACTGCCTTCACATGCTCAACCGCTTCTCTATCTGAGATTCGTCCGAGCGATGCCTTGATAAACTTCCAGCGATTGAATTTGGTTTCGCAATCGCCTGAGAAGCAGTTGCCCAAGCCGTTGTCGGCGTTGAGGTAGACCTTCCACTTTGAGTTGCCACAGCAGGGGCACTCTTTCACATTTAACTGAACGCCTCTCGAACCACGGGTAACTCGGTAGTCAATCCCCTGGCGGTCGAGCCAGCCTTCCATGTCAATCTGTTCTAGAGCCTCCTGAAGTTCGTCACTGCGGGTACTCATTTGGCAAGCTCTTGCTGGATGAGCGCCCATGCCGCTGATGCTTCTCGAACAGCCTGTGCGTAATTGAATTGCGCATCCACTATCGCTCTTGCGCGAGCCAGCACAAATGCCTTAATAAATTCAGCCTTGTGCATTACTCGACCCTCAACACCGATTCCATAAACTTCATCTTGGCAAGGTTCTGCTTAATAAAGAGCGTGAAGCCTGATTCTTGGTTTCGTGATGCGGCAAAATACAAACGTGCTTCACCTTTGCTGCGCTCCTCT